TCAACGAAGCGAGGGCTTAAACTGCTCTTCAGTGTAAGCCTCCAGCTTTTCTCTAAAACCCTTCTGGGCCGATGACAGTCCGATTTCATCAATAAGTGAATTGGCCAAATCATCTGCGTACCTGCTCGCCTTAGTTGGTTCAGGAAAACCTCCAGCCCAAAACATATCCAATAAAATCTTATCCATACCCAGGGCACATTGGGTCGCCTGCCCAACCATGCGCTGAAACGCCATCACCCTCATACATAAGGGCTTTTTTAAATACGCCCTTGAGAGAATTTCCAGATCCCTAAGCTTCGACTGAATGTCTTTTATGTCGTAGTTTTCCCGAAGCGACTTGGCGCTCTCCATATACGTCTTTAAAGCGGCACTCCTCTCAACCGTACTAAAGTCAACCCTGTGATATTGTATCAAATCCAAGTAGACCCCATAAGGTCCGAAGTAATAAGTTGCGAGTTCTTCAACAATTGTATAGATCGATTCAATCTTCCCGTTTCGAATATTCCTTTCAAAATTTGCACTATTCCGCATCAAGGCGACAAGGGCGATCACCGCCACCACTACAGTCGATACCGTCTTCATATCCTCAATATAACCTGGCCACATAACCGCCTCCTATTCCCAATTCCGAATAATCAACTCCACCCGCTTGGCGCCCTTACCAGCGCCGCCGACGGTGTAGTTTATCCCGACGGTGTCCATCGGCAAACCTTTAAATGCGTCCCTGATGTCCGGATGGTCGTTGATGCTGAGGATGGCCTTGCCTTTGATCTCCCGCAACAGGGAGGCCATGGCCAGGTACTGATCGAAGTCGAAATCGACGCCGTAGCCTTCGGTTTCCCAATACGGTGGGTCAAGATAGAACAGCGTGCCTGGCCGGTCGTACTTGGTGATGCAGGCTTGCCAGTCAAGATGCTCGACATAAACCCTGGAGAGGCGCAGGTGAGCTTGGCTGAGATCTTCTTCGATGCGGGTGAGGTTGAGGCGGGGCGGGCTGGTGGCGGCGATGCCGAAGACATGGCCGTCGACCTTTCCACCAAAGCCCATCTTCTGCAGGTAGTAGAACCGTGCGGCCCTCTGGATGTCCGTCAAGGTCTCACCTGGTGTGATCTTCAGCCACCGGTAGATTTGCCTGCTGACCAGGGCGTGTTTGAACTGCCGGCAAAATTCTTCGAGGTGGTGCTGCACGATCCGGTAGAGGTTGACCAGGTCGCCATTGATGTCGTTGATCACTTCCACTTTTGCGGGAGGCTTCAAAAAGAAGAGCGCGGCCGCGCCGCAAAAGGGCTCAACGTAGCAGGTGTGCTTGGGGAATAGGGGCAGCAGGTGTTTTGCCAGGCGGCGTTTGCCGCCGATCCAGGGGATAATTGGTCTGTGCATGGTGAGCTCCTTGTCAAAAGTGTTTTGACGCGCTAAACTCGCCCCACCTCGTACGGGGTGGGGGAGCCTTTGGCTGGGCTCACAGGCTGGTTCTGTGATCTTGGTGCCCGGGATGGTGTTCGCGCACCAACCCGGGCGCTCCCTTCTATTTCAGTTACAAATTCCCCTCGCTCGTCCATACATCGACCGCTGCTGAGGTCGTCAGATACCACCCCTTTGGACTTCCTACGACCGGCGCAGGGTTCCGGGCGTAGCTACCAATGATCCCATATGCGCTCGTCGGGATTGTCGATGATACCCACGATGGTAGCCAGGTTGTCCCGTCCGCGTGCAGGTTCCACGTCTTTTGTGTAGTCAGGTCCTTGACGTAGCTGCCCGCCCGAAACGTGTAAAGAGGGGCCAGAAATTTATCAACAATATCCCCCTGAATGACGGGGTAGGTTGCTGGTGAGCTTGGCGCCAAATAGGGCCTGACGAATGCAACTTTGTCACCTGTGACGGTAATCCTGTTTTCTCGCACCTCAATATTCTTCCCCGCAGCCGAGCAGCTTAAATACATCGCCGCGGCAGCGCGGGTCACGGCAAAATCATCAATAATATGGTTCCGTTCGATGAGGATAAAACCGGTAATGTCGGTCGGAGTTAAAAAGATCGGCAGTTTAAACGCCGCCGTAACTACAGCCATTCCCTGCCCCGCGTTGTGTATCCGATTCTCTTTTATCGTGAGGTTTGTTACCGGGCATCCCGAAAAACGAATACCCGCAACGGGGGCGTTTTTGACCGTGTTTCCGATGATCTCACAATCAACAAGCGCGAAACCAGCCACGCCTGTATAAGCGCCAATTCCCATGGAATAATTATTCCCGGTATAGGCGGGGACAGTATCCTCCCGCTCAAATTCCACGCTATTATCAATGATACGTAAGCCCTTGATGGGCATATCGGAGTTGCCTTCGACCACAATCCCGATCATTGCGCCAACGGTGGTTGTGCCAGAGGTTACTTGCAAAACACGGATAGTGTTATTCGTAACCAGCATATTTTCTATGCCATATCCGGTAGTGTGCGCAGCATATTTATAGGACCAAATTTTGATACCAGCGATGCAAATATCCATCACATTATCAGCGATCACGGTCAATTCTGTCGCCAGATGCGTTATCCCTGTAAGGTTCATCCCCGCTTGATATCGCACAATGGTATTGCCTGTCACAACGGACAGTCCACCATGGGTTTCGATTGCCGTGACCGCAGACCAGGACGCGCCCTCGAATGTGTTCCCGGCAATAACCATGTTATGACCATTTGTGTAGATCGTAGAGTGGTCATTAAGAAGAGTTTCAGACCCAACACAAATATTCACAAAATCATTATCGGTTATCCGGCAATTAGATACAGCAGCACCGTTTAGCGAAACCGTATTAATACTGATGTCATTTTTGAATAGGCAGTTTTTTACCACCATGTTCGACCCGGTTTGTGCGTACACGGAAATGCGGGGATATGTTTGAAGATCCGTTAAATTCGGGGGGGCGTTCAGTGCCGCATTGTTGTCAAAAATCACACCGTCGATAAGTAGGCCAGACAGATCGACGCTGCTTGTGTTCCCGATAATCGCCTTGAATGAGCCAGATCCGCTGGCAATCTTAAAGGTCAGTGCCTTGTGCCCTAAAATCTGCACACTATGAGTCAACGGCAGGATAAAATTGGCGGGGACAGTCGGGACAAGGAGAAAAACACCAGCCCCGGTCAATACAGTATGGTTGTCGAGGGCAGAGCGGATTGCCGCGGTATCATCAGTTACACCGTCCCCCTTTGCGCCGTACCACCGAAAATCAGCAGGCCCATTCCATTTCCGCACCCACGCCCCACTTACTCCGGTAGGAACCGAATCAGGAGGTACGTAGATACCGCCAAGTAGGTCGGCGGCTACGTCTGCTGAATGGTCCGAGGCCTCCCATTTGAAAAGCCCCCCTCTGCCGTCTTCCATGACCTGGACGGCTTGCCCTGTTTCAGTTCCAATAACCCCCCGCAACGAAGCAATGGTATCGACCTTTAACACCAACGCCTTTTTTAACTGCCCCTGCGACCCCTTGGCCGGGGTCTGTCCGCTCGCCTCGACGATCCCGACCAGCTCCTCCTGGATGTCATTGAGCCAGGCGGCGCCGAGGACGGTGGCCGGTTCGGCCAGGGCCTGGTTCCCCTCCGTGAACTTGTTGTCGACGGTGGCCCCTTCGGTGTCGACTCGGCCGAGAGCCAGGGCGAACTGGGGGAAAGTCAGCAGGAGAACCAACAGGACGATTAAACGCTTCAACATGAGATCTACCTCCAAAAGTTTAGGCCCCGTAGGCGAAAACCACCTCGGTGTGGGCCGGTTTCAGGCGATTGATGGCGCACTCCAGGACGATATTGTTCCACCAGCGCAGGGGCGTTCCGGCGCGGTGGATTCCGGCGCGAAAGGCGGTCACCGGCTGGGCCGGGGCGTTGACCCGCCATTTGAACGGGTCGGCGTCGATCCCCTCGTCGATGGTGATGACAAAACCGAGATGAGCGGCCAGGTCAATGAAGTACTGCCGAGACAGCCCGCCGGTGGCGGCATGCTTGAGCACCGCCGCCTGCTGGCGCTGGGCGCGAATGGTGAGTTTGCCGGTACAGGGTTCCGGCAGGCCGAGCTCCCGTTCCCAGTCGTCGAGGGTGGCGTAGCAGGTGTCGGGGTGCATCTCCTTGAGCAGCTTGTCGGCCTGCGCTTGGGCGGCATCGAGCAGAGCCCCTTCGATAGCGATATCCCCGTCAAAAACTCCTTGAATCTCCAGCGGCATCAGCAACCGCAGAACGTCTTCATTGCGCCCCTCAGGTAACATTGACCACCCCCGGACGGATCATCTCGTAGTTGACCGGGATGACGGCCGCAGCCGGCGCCGTCACCGACGCATCCACCGCGCCGTTGGCCAGAGCGATGGCGGCCAGTTGCGTCAGATAGAGAATCTGTCCCGGCACGAAGGTCGCCAAGTAGGCCTCGATGTCCGCCTTGATCTGCGCCACGTCGACATTGAGACCGACGGTCGACATGGTCACGTCGGTCACCAGGGGCGTCGGGGCAAAAATCAGCACCGGATCCGGAGACGCCATCCCTGCCGGGCGGCGGGGATCGATGTAGGCCAGGACGGCATCGAGGAGCACCTGTGTCGGGATCTCGTCGCCGGTGAGCACCGCGTCGGCCAGCACCACCACGTCCACCGTGCCGTTGCCGCGAGCCCGGGGATAGCTCCAGGCCAGGCGCACACCTTCGACGGCCCGCGCCCATTGCACGTAGTCGTATTGATTGCCCCCCGCCGGCGGGTTGCGCCGCTTGGTCTGATATCGCTCCAGGAGCGCCGCGTCGGTCTCGCCGGCCAGTCGGACGATGCCGACATCCTGGCAGTGGTGCTCGAGGTTCTCGGTATCGGACGTGTCAGCAAAAATCTGCCGGTATATATATTGCTGATGCTGATAGATCCCCCAAACCGCCGACGCCGTGCAGGCGCTCTTGATGAAGACCAGCGATCCGGGGCTGAGATCGACGCCCGGGAACTGGTTCGCGTAATCGGCCAGGATCTGCGCCAGTAGTTCATCAAAACCCTTTTGCCACTGCATCAGACCACCTCCACAAAATGCTCAAATTCCACCAGGCTGCCGTCCGCCTGGGTCACGGCCAGCGACAGCCTCATGCGGGTCAAATCCCGGGTCCGATCGCGCTCGGCAGCCACCTCGATCTTGCGGGCGCGGCCGGTATCGAGCAGCCACTGCAGCGCCTCGAGGGCGTAGCTTTCGACCAGGGCTTCGGCCCGGGCGGTGTTCTTCTTCGGCAGCGGCCGCATGCCGAAATTCGGGTTGAACCACCAGTCGCCGCGGCGGATCAGCAGCGAGAGGATCACGTTGTTGCGGATGTCCGTGGCCTTGGTCCAGGTCATCCCCGGCTGACCGTCGATCATGTCGAGTTGATAATCCATCGGGTTCCTTACTGCTGCGGGGTCGGGGTGCCGGTCACGCCGCCCGAATCGCCGGGGTGCGTGTGCCCGTTATAAATCGCCCGATCGGCGGCGATGCTGCGGATGCTGTCGGATACTTCCCCGCCTGTGCTCTCGATGTCTCCCGGGGTGCTGATCTTGCCGCCGGAGGCGCCGAATGTCCCCAGACAGCTGACCCCTCCGGCCACGGCCAGGTTTCCCGTGCAGGTCGTCAGTGGCGTATCGAGCAGCACCTGGACGCTGGCCACCGCCGTCACTTGCGGGCTGGTGACCGTCGCGCTCTCGCTGGCGTTGACCGCACAGCGGGCGGTATTGGCGATCACGTCCTGGGCCGCGTCGATCGTCACCGTGTCGGCGCCGTAGATATGCAGGTGCTTATCCCTTTTGAGATGCACCGCCATCCCCTGGTCGTCATAGAGGGCCACCTCTCCGGAGGCGATGGCGATCCGGTACCGGCGGTCATCCTCGGCGATGACGTAAAAACAGTTCCCCTCCCGAATCACGATCGCTTCGGCGCCGGAGAGCGCCCGGCTGGTCAATCCGTAGTGCTGAAAAATCTCCCGGTCGAGCAGCTGCTCGCCGGCGACTCCCCGCAGGCCAACCCGCTTGATCGCCCCCTCGATGACACTCTCGATGATCCCCCGGATTACCTTCCTCATGCGATCACCCCCGGCAGGCCGAGACGCACTTCGGTGCTGCGGCCGCTCTGTTTGTCCAGCTCGAAGGAACGGCCGGTAATGAGAAAAATGCCGTTGGCCGCCGGGCGGAGGATTTCATCATTCACCCGGCAGAGACGATTGATTCGCCAGTTCTTCCGATCCTGGGCATGGCCCTGCACCCGGTAGGAAAACTGCAGGGAGGCCATGCGCTGTTTTTCGAGGAGCATCCGGGCATGCTGGGCCGGGCTCTGGGCGTCGTTGTCATTCTGGATCACCAGCGGCTTGAAGATCGCCACCTCGGGATCGTTGACCGTCGCCGCCGTGTTGATTTCTTCGGCGCCGATCGCATCGCTTCCCTGCTGCTGCCCCAGGACCGTGATCCGGCTATAGCGCTGCGAGATGTCCCGGGTCCGCCCTCCGGAGAGGACGGTGTTGCCCTGGCCGCTGCGGAGGCGCGTCAGCCGAAAGTCCTCGGAGCCACCAGCCTTCGGACGGCCGAAAACCATGGTGCCGTCCGGCAGGGCGAAGAACATCACTCCCCGGGAGACGGCCGCCTCGCGCAACGTTTCAAAAACCGTGCGGGTGGCGTCGAGATGGGTCTTTTGCCCGAGGTCAAAGGCCTCCTCGGTGGTTCGCTCGGCGGCGGATCCGGCCAGCCCCGCCTGATAGACGAGGCGCTTGCGATTGAGATAGGGGATACTTTTGATCAGGCGCTCGGCCAGGGCCTGCAGCGTCACGGATTGCAGGTCGACAAACTCCCCCTCGATGTAGCTGTCCACCAGCAGGCCCATCAAATCGCGCCCCTCGATGCTCACGTTGTTGCCGTTTTTGTCGCCGGTCTCGGCGACCTTGTCGATGATCCCGGTCAGCTCCAGCGTGCCGTTGACGCGCAGCTCGCAGGGCATCCCCGGATTGATCTCCATCCCCGGATCGGCCAGCTCGAGACTGAAGGCGTCGGCGGCCTGGTACAGGTCCGAATCGACCCGGTAGGAGAGAAAGCGATCGATCCGGCGGCCGCCGATGTGGAGGGACAGCGTGGACTCAGACATAGACCTGCACCTCCCCGCGGACAAACGACGGATGAATAATCGTCGAGTTGATGGCCAGGATGCGGGCGGCGTAGCGGTAGGAGAGCCCCTGGTGCAGACAGAGCAGGTGCAGCGGCATCGGGTTGTCGAGCAGGAGGGTGACTAGGCGGTCCCGCTCCAGCTTGACCTGGCTCACGTGCTCGAGGAGTTGCCGGGCGGCGGCCTTGAGACTCTCCATGCCGCGGGCCAGGTCGATAGCCTCCTGCAGCGCCGTCCGCACCTCGGCCAGGCTGCGTTCCAGGTCGATGGCGGTCATGACCTGGTCGCCTGCCGGCGCGGCGATAAACCGGCCGCTGGCGTCGAAAGCCGGCGTCTGTTCCGACCGCCGCAAGCCGTCGCGGGACTCCTCGTCGGCGCCATAGAGTTCGGCGGCTTCCAGGGCCAGGCGCTGCGTTCCGGCGATGGTGGCAACAGTGGCGTAGTTGTCGTTGAGAGCGCTGAAATCCGGCAACCCCGCGCGATAGGCGGAAAGAAACCGCGCCGGCGAGCTGCGCAGCGAGACCAGCCCCAGGGCGTAACGCTCGGCAGCCCTGGCCACACTGCCGACCACCCGCCCCGGGAGATTCGCGGCGAAGGCGGTGGTCGAAACCAGCGAGCCGGCGGGGTTGGCGACCAGCGATCCGGAGGCGTCCCAGGCACTGACCGCGGCCTCGACGGCCTTGAGCCAGTTGCGGGTTTTGAGCGACACGCCGGGGAACTGCTCGGCGATCCCCAGGGACGGGTCCAGAGACTGAGTGAACAAGGCGGCCGCCGTGGCCTCGCCGAGTTCGGCACTCGCCGAGGTGCGCAGGTTATCCTGCAGCTCGGACTGTCCGAAAAGAAACGACTCCTCTCCGCCGGCTTTCACGTCAGGATAGACGGCCGGGGTCTCCTGGCTGGAGAGATCCTCGACAAAATCGATATCGACCTCGGCCAGTTCCTGGCGGTCGTCGTGACGCACCGAAACGGAGCGGATCCGCCCCTTGATGAGGCCGTACTTTGGATGGGTCAGAGAAAAGAGGGAGCGCTGCTTGAGGTGATCGAGAAACTCAAAGTGTTTTTGATACGTCTCTTCCCACCAGTAGCAGCGCAGCCGGAGTGACCGGGCCTTCTGCCCGAGATCGTCGGTCCCGGCGCCGTCCCGGTACGGGTATTCGTAGACCGCAACGGCCTTTTCGAAACTGTCGTCGAGGGTTTCGACATCGAGGGGAAACTCGTCGAGGGTGGCGGCAAAGCGGTCCATTTAGAATTCCCCCCGTTTGACGTTGACCTTGGTGTTGAGATCGTTGCTGTACGCGGTCAGGCGGTTCTGTTCGTCGATCGACAGCCCGATGCTGATGTCGTTTTGCACGGGTGTTGTCCGGTCGTTTCGTCCGGAAAGCACCTCGTCGATGAGCTTGACCTGGTAGGAATCGGGACCGCCGCCCATCACCATGTGCTGCATGCGCAGCTGCTCCAGTCCGGCGGTCGACGTGCCGTTGGCCTGTTTTTCCGCCAGCCATGATCCGACGTCCCGGGAAGCGGCGCCGACGGAGACGGCCAGAAACGCCGGGAGGAGAGCGACGCCGCCGGCAATGAGCGCCCCCTTCGTCGTCAGGCCGGCAGCGGAGAGGACCTTGCCCGCCGCCCGACCGGCCGCCTGATCGGCGACCATTGACGCCGCGCCCAGCGTCGCCGGCCAGTTGGTGACGAAGATCGGCTGAACGCCGGTGGCCGCTTCGATCGCCTTGCCTTCGGCGATGCCGCCGACGACCGAGCCGCCTCGCGACAAGAGACGTTTAGCCAAGGTGCCGCCGTAGCGGGCGACCAGGGCCGTACCGCCGGCGATGGCGAGACCGCCGCCGAGGAGCTGCTTTCCGGAGAGGCCGAGGCCGCCCTCCTCTTTCTTGTCGAGCAGATACTTGGACGTTTTGCTCAGGGCGTCCTTGATCGGCTTGGCGAAACCGTCGGCGGCTTCGCGCAGCGTGTTTTTCATGCGCCCGGTCTGGTCGATCAGGTTGTCTGTGGCGTCGCCGAAATCACGTTTCAGGGTGCCTCCGGCGGCTGCAATTACCGCCGAAAACTCCCCTATCTTGTCGAGATTCGACCCCGCCAGCAGCGCCCGAAGGCCCTTGATGGTATCGAGATCGGCCTCGCCGAAGGCCTTCTGAACGTAGAGCGCCCGTTCCTTGTCGGTGCCGAGCTTGTCGTACTGGGTCTTGATGTCCTTGAGCACCGCCACGGCGTCGCGGCGCTCGCCCTTGGCATCGAAGAACTTGACTCCCGTCGCCTTCTGAGCGTTGGCCATGTAGCGCAGGTTGGTGAAGAGGCGCAGGGTCGAGTCGGCCATGGTGGCCAAGCGCTCGGGGTTGCGCTCGACCATGGAGAGCGTTTCGAGAAAGGCCAGGGTCTTGTCGAAGTCCATCCCTGCGGCCGAGGCGTTGACGCCGACCCGGGCGAAGATCGAGGCGAGGTTCTCCAGTTCGGCGTTGCCGAGGCGGCCGGCGGCCGTCATCTTGTCGAGGAGTTCGAGCGCTTTGCCGGGCTTCTCCAGGTCGATGTTGTAGGCGGCGGCGCCGACCGTGAGGCCACCGGCGAGAATTGCGCTGCCGGCGCCGGTCACCCCTGAGGCGACATTGATCGCCCGGGTCGACTCCAGAGAGGCCTTCCACGACTGTCCGGCCTGGATCAGGTTATTGAAGCCGTCCTTGAGCCCCTCGACCTGGGCGCCGCCGTCCTTGCCCATGGTAAAGAGCTCTTTGCGTAGGCCGGCGACCTGGTCCTTGCTCGCCCCGGCCGTCTGGCCGATCTGGGTTAGCTCTTTGTCGAGCAGGGCGGATTGCTTGGTGAGGGCCACGGCGCCGACCGACAGACCGATGCCGGCCAGGGTCCCCTGCAGCGAGCCCGCCGCGCGACGCAGCGCGGCGAACTCGCCCTTCACCACCCGCCCGAACTTGCGCACGCCGTTGGACGACGTGTCGAGCTCGCGAAGGAGCTTTCCGGCTTTGCCGATCAATTCGATGGAGACGACGTTTCTGCTCATCGGGTCACTTCTTCCGCCTGATCTTGGTGGCTTTGGGTTTGGGCGTCTGGGTGTTCAGATCTTTCCAGGCTTCAAGCCACAGCATCGCTTCCGGCGGGTCCATCGCCTGGGCTACCTCCCAGGGGATGCGCAGCTTCAGAAGCGCCAGCGTCAGCTTTTTCTGATGGTGCGCCTCGAAATCGGGCGATTTCCTCTTTCAACCTCTGATCGGCTTCGAGGATTTCCGTCAGGTCATCGTCCAAAAGCTCGAGCATGAAATCGAGGGTCATCTCCTCGCGGGGCACCCCGTCGATATCGAGCCGGGCGGCAAACGAAATCAGCCCGAGCAGGTTGTCATCACCTTCGGCGCGGGGCATATCCGGAGAGCGCCGGGCAGCGAGCGAATCCTTCACCCGCATGGGGCGCAGGGTGTAATTCCGCCGCAGGGTCCCTCCGGAGATAACGCCGATCGGCAGAATTCCACTTTCCATAGGTATTTCGACCATTGTTCAAACCTCCCTTGATAAAAGCCCCCGCCCCCCTGAATCAGGAGGGGCCGGGGGTGGTGTTATTCCGCAGCCCGTTTCTGGGCCCCGAATTCGATGGTCTGCACCAGCTCGTTGTCCCCGTCGATCGTCGACTCGCCGACCTTCAGGGTGCGCACCCCGCTGAAGGTGATGCGCTTGCCGTTCTCGTATTCGACACTCAAGGTGCCGTCTTTGACGACGTCGAAATCGAAGGGCTCCGAATCGAGAGGGACCACATAGTCGAGCTTGCACCCGGGGCGCTGGGTGACGCCGCAGTGGCCGGTTTTGTTCATGAGATTGACCTGCCGGGCCAATTCGCGTTCGTTGTCGGTGAACTTTTTAAAATCGGTGATCTCCTGGCCGTTGATGCTCAGGGTGCAGCGGTTGATGTATTCCATGGGCGATGCTCCTTATATAAGTACTGGGTGGCCGGGGTTACAGCAGCAGGTCGATGCGGCCGGCAAAAACGTGCAGGCCGTTGACGATGTCGACCGGGATCTTCGAGTCGAGGCGGTTGGGGTCCTGGAGGCTCTTCTCGACGATCACGCCGTCTTTATTGGCGGCGACCTCCTCGACGATTTCCAGCTCCTCGAGCTTGTCGAGGACGTCGAGAATTTCGGTGCGCACCCGGGCCGGGGTGCGGGCGGAGAGCTTCGAGCGCGGGAAGCGCAGCGCCACCCGGTCACGGCAGGCCTTGCGCACGTAGTCGAGGGTGCCGATGGTCGTGAAATCGAGGAGGCTGATGTCGGCAATCCCCTGGGGATCGAGGGTGTAGGTGGAGATGGCGCGGACGATCTGCACCTTCTCGCCCGGGCCGACCTCGAGGGGGGTGACGCCGTTGGCGAGCTCGGCTTCCTGTTCGGTACGGCTGAGGCGATCGGAGATGCCGGGGGCGTGGATCCCCTTGAGCGCCAGGGTGTTCCAGGGGCGGGCGGGATCTTCTTCGCCGGCGCCGACGGCGGCATAGGCGGCAGCGACGACCATAGCGGCGCTACGTGTGCCGCGCAGGTGCGGCAGGCTCACCCGGCCGCCGTTGACCTGCCCGGCCAGGGTGGTGGCGGCACCCAGTGAACCGGTCATGGCGGCCACGCCGCGCCCGGGGCGCTGCTCCAGCGGGCCGCTGACGGCATCGAGGTGATCCCTCAGTGCGGTCGCGGCGGTCTGGTCGGTGTAGGGGATGGCGATGAAATGATACTGGGCGCCGAAGATAACGGCAAAAGCCGTGGTGGTGTCGGGATCGGTGGCGCCGCCGACCATGGCGACGGTCACCGCTGCGACGCCGGCAGCCGAGATCTCGTGAGCGATGCTGATCTGGTTGCCGGTGGTCCCCTTGTGCCGGGCGGTGATGTCGATCTGCTCCGGAGTGACGCCGTTGACCGCCAGGCCCGCCGGCAGGTCGGCGTAATTGGCCGCTTCGGCGACCAGGGCGGCGGCGATCGAGGCGGCGGTGGCGCCGTTGGCGATGCCGACTTCGATTTTGCGGCCGCCGATGAAGAGCCTGTACGACCCGGGGCCGGTGGCCGGACCGGAAACCAGCTCGCTGCCGGCCGCCGCCACCCCGGCGACGGCATCGTCGAGGGCGCAGACAGAAAGATCCAGATAGGGGTTGGCGGTGATCGCCGCGCGCACCATCAGATGCGCATCGCTGCCGGAGCCGAAATAGCCGGCGGCTTCGGCGTCGCTGAAGACCCGGGTCGGCACCAGGGCCGCGACGCTTCCGGCGGCGAGGCGCTGGGCGACGATCAGCATCTTCTGCAAATTGGCCGGCAGGGTGCGGACGGCCAGGGCGGTGTTGAACTCCAGATACTTGCCCGGCTTGCGGATGCTGGCCGGGATGTTGTCGAACTCGATCATCAGACTTTACCTCCCTTTTTGGCCGCATCCGGAGACGGGGCGGCGGGTTTGTCGGTCTCCTCGACCAGCGAGCCGTCGCGGACCAGCCGCCGGTAATAGGCGGTGTCCGGCAGGTCGAGGGTCTTGGCGTCGGTGATGTACTCGCGGGGCTTTCCTTCTTTGGGGACTTTGAGTCCCGGGGCGGCCTTGGCTTTCATGCAATCCTCCATTGGTTAAGGTCCTGAAAGGGTGATCTCGTCGCTGGCGTCGACCACGTCGTCGCCGGCCTTGAGGTAGTAATCGAGTCCGACGGCGAGCAGGTCGGTTTCCCCATCCTCCGGCAGCTGCTCGACGATTTCGGCAACCTCGGGGAGCTCAATCTCGGCGCGGTGGCACAGGACGTTGCCGAACATCCACTGTTCGACCTTCCCCTCGGGGAGCTGGTCCCCCTGGGTGCCGGCGATGCGCTGCCGGGTGAAATTGAGAATGATGGTGTCGGCCAGGGCGTTGATGACTTTCTCGGTACCGGCAGCGTCATTGAGTCCGTAGTAGCCGCGGATCATGTAGCGGTGGACCACCTTCCACTTGCCCATGGCGACCTTCTGCACCCGGAAGGAGCGGCGGGTGATTTCCCAGCCGAAAAGCTTCTTCGTCGTCGGGTCCTGGAAGAGATCGATGAACTCTTTGACGGTGACGGCCATCCGCTCGTAATCGTGCACCCGGCCGATGCCGGGGCCCATGGCGGCGAGGCGCGCCTTGATCGCGGCTCTGATTGTTTGATCGCTCATTTGTCCAACTCCCGGGCGATGGTCACGCCGTGGCGGTCAAAAATCCGTTGAAAATCCTGCCAGTCTTCTTTGAGCGTCTGCTCGAACATGAACGCCCCCTTGGTCCCCTTTTTGGCGATGGCCCGCCGGAGGGGGAATTCAATCCTCTCGGCCTCCTCGCGGGAGACCCCCATCTTCACCTCGATCCAGCGCAGCATGCTCCCCTCGGGAGGAAACCCCTTGCCGGGGCGGCGCCCCTTCTCGACCACCAGGCCGTAGGGGGATGAGGTGCCGATGATGCCGATGACCCCGGACGACCGCTTCCGGACCTCGGCCTGGATCGTCGAGAGGAGCCCCCCGGCCGCGCCGCTCACCCCCTGGGGAGTGCGCTCCTTGACGGCGCGCACGCCGAACTGCGTGGCCTCGTGCATGGCGGCCACCTGGGCCTTGCGCACGATCTTGGCACCCTGCCCCGTGAGCAGCGTCCCCTTTTCGACGATCCTGGCGATCGGCTGGAACATGCAATCTCCTAGTGAGTCAACCGGGGGCGGCCGCCGCGCGGGGCACTGGCGACGACGCCGGCGGCCGGGGCGGAGCCGTCCTTGTCGATGCCGAGGTGAGCGTTGAATCGCGCCTCGAGGGAGTCGGCCATGCGGCGGAATTCGTCCATCTTGCTCCGGTAGTTCACCACGTCGGCCTGAATCGTCGGGTCCGAGGTCTGCCCGTAGAGGGCGGCCAGGGTGCGCAGGCAGATCGAGGCAGCGAGGCAGGCCACCGCGTCGACGTCGCCGGGCGGGATGTCCGCCTCGAGGCGCGGCACGGTCAGGGTGACCCGTACGCTTTCGGTGACGACAGGCGCCACCTCGATCAGGCGCAGCGACAGCCCCAGGGGGGAGAGGTAGAGGGCCCACTCCCCGGCATCGAGGAGCGTCTCGGGAATCTCGCCGATCGGGTATTCGACGCGGCGCACCTGGGAGAATCCCTCCACCCACTCGGCCGGAAGCGCCAGATCGTGGGTGCCGTCCCCGGCAAGATCTTTGACGATATCCTTCGGCCGGTGCTTGGAATAACGCTCCAGGGCTCCGGAGAGCGCCGGGGTGTAGTCGGCGGCATCGGTGAGCCGGGCGCTGTCGTCTTTGACTTTGGCTTTGATGAGGTCGAGCAGCATGGTGTCCTCGGCATGGGGGTTGATCGTTCCGATCCGGAGCGTCGGTCTGGTCCGATCGATGCGCCCGATCCGCGCGATCAAACTGGCGGGGAGGATCTCTCCCCGCCGGTTTCACGTCACGGGTAATGGTCAGTCAGTTCGTTCGTCGCAGTGTCAGCAGAACCGTCACATCTTCGACGCTGGGCGTGGTGCCGGAGACGTCGAGAACAACGGTGACCACGGCCTCGTCGGCAATTGTCGTATCGGCGAGGGTGCCGCCATAGACCGTATCGGCGGCGGCCAGGGTGATTGGCGCCGACAGGATCGTCGTGCCGGCTTCCAGAACGTCGATGGTGTAGACCTCGTCGGTCGAGGCATAGTCGGCGGTTTCGCAGCTGCTTGAGACCCCGAGCACCTGGGCCTTGAAGGGGAGCTGCAGCCGGGCGATCACCGGGGCCGAGACGGCGGTGACCGCGCGGTTCATGGTGACCGGAACCACCTGGATGCCGGTCACCACTTCGGAGAAGTTGGCCGTGGCGGCCAGGGCCGGCAGGGAAAGCAGAAGAATCGCCAGGAGCAGAAGGGAGCCGAGACTCCACCGAAAAGCTTTCATGTCGTCACATCCTTTGTTCAAAAGGTTTTTTGATGATCACCTCCTTGCCCCCCTCCTGAATCAGGAGGGGGTTGGGGGGTGGTTTCTAGCCCGCGACGATGTTCCCCTGGAACCCGCGGAAGTCACCCACGGCGCCGCCGTAGATGTGGCGGATCTTGTAGGTGAGCTTGTCGTTGCTGAACATGCTGCCGACGTTCGGCATGTCCTGGACGAAGAGTTCCGGCTCTTCCTTGCCGTCGAGGAAGCCGATCTCGATGGTCGGGAGATCCTTCGGATCGGCGGCCAGGAACCAGTTGTTCACGTCGGTCCAGAAGGGATTGACGATCAACTCCCAGGTGTGCCGGCGGATGGTGTCGGCCTGGGTCGGAGTGAACTGGCCGAGGTTGGGCTGCACGGTCAGCTCGTAGCCGGTGTCCTCGAGGGTGCTCGGCAGGATCAGGAACCGGGGCGGGATGCCGAGGTAGTCGTTGCCGCCGAAATCGGTCTGCTGGATCATCTGCAGACGGGCGGCCTGCAGTGCGGCCTTGTCGAGGGCGGCGGCCTTCAGGTTGGCGTGGTCGACGTGGAAGAGCGCCTTGGCGTCGTAAATCGCCGAGTTGGTATCGAGGAAGGCGAAAACGAACTTGTACAAGGTGCGGGCGGCGGCGCGAGAGAGCTTGACGGGGATGCGCCGGATCAGCTGCACGTCGTCGTTGCGGATCGCCTCGAGGGTCACGTCCTCGGTCCCGCCGCGTTTGGAGGGCGCGTAGGTCATTTCCTCATCGCCCGGGCTGGCCATGGCGGCGTAGCCCGCTCCCTCATTGACCCCCGGAAGGTCCCCGTAGCCGCCCATGCGCGGACGGTGCTGGGTGCGGAAATCGTTGAGCGGCGCAACCTCGACGATCTTGCGCCAGTCGCTGAGGCCGGCGAGGTTGTACTCCTTGAGCATCTGCCGGGTGATGGCATCGCCGAGGGCCTCGGCGAAGGTGCCGCTCTGGATCGAGGCGGTCAGCCGGGTGGCGTTGCGCGTCTGGCCGGTGAAGGAGAGGTCGCCGGTAATGTCCTGGTAGGCGGCCTTGAAGGAGTTGACCTTACCCGCGAAGAAGTCGTCGAGATAGGCATCGACCTTCTCTCGCTGGTCGATGACGACCCGCACCCCGCCGGCGCCGAGCACGGTGCCGCTGGCGGTGAGCTGGTCGAGCATCTCCTTTTCTTCCTTGATCGCGGCCCGCAGCGCCTCGACGGGAAAGACCGTCCCTTCGAAGCGGCGCTGCAGCTTGCTCGCGACCGGCTCCGGGAGCTTGCTCCCCGAGAGTTCGTCACGCAGCACCAGCTTGCAGGCCAGCATATTGACCGCCTTCATGCTCTCGCCTTCCCCCTGGGGGGATTTCCCGGCGCGGCCCATTTCTTCGGTAACAACGGCGGCGATCGCCGCGCGCATCTCCGAGCCCATGTCCACCAGCGGCGAGGCCATGGCCGCGGTGATCTGGTCGAGGGCTTCGTCTTCGGTGATGGATCCGTCATCGATCTTGCCCTGGACTTTGAGATACAGATCCGGACGCTTGGCCTGTAAGGCCGCCAACAGTTTCTTGAGCATCAGCTCCTCCGTTTCGCCGCCGACAGCGGCGGCCAGTTGTTGAATGAAACCTCCGCCGGCAGCCGGCTCGTAGACGACGTCCACCTGGACGCTCTTGACCTGCTGCGGCACCATCATTTTTTTGCCGCCGATGTTCACCTTGGCGGCCTTGGCGTTGATGTCCACGGACAGGCCGTAGACGTAGGGGATGTTGTTCTGCTGGCAGGCGACCAGGTCGCCGTGCAGCCAGGTCGCCGAGGGCATGATGACGATCTCGGCGGAGATGCCGGTGTCGTCGGCCACGGCCTTGGTGAGCGCCCCGACCAGCTCGCGGGTGCTCTTGCCGAACTTGGACTGCCGCTCCTGGTGCTGGCTGTTGTTGAGAGCGAAGACCTTGGCGCCGTCGAACATCGGCAGAGCGGCGGTCAACGCCCCCTTGTCCCAGAAGATCGCCCCCTGCTTGTCGGGGCCGAACTCGATGACCCGCACCTTCCACTTGAGGCAGGCCGGCTGACCTTCCTCGGCCGCCACGGCGGCGAGGAATTCGCAGGCCGCCTTGACCGGCAAGAAGTCGACCTGACGCTGCACCTCGGCCGCTTCGCCGAGGGTCACCTTGCCGTCGACGATGGCGTAGGTGCGGCGATAATACTTATCGACCCTGTCGCCGCCGGCCGACTGGTAGACCACCGCGTCATCGAACAGCTCGACGACGTAGCAGCGGTAATCCTTCCCTTCGGCGGCGCGCACCGCGTTCATCAATAACTCGCGGATCTGGTCAAAGCTCAGCTTCACGATTTGGCTCCTCTCCGGTCCGGGTTACTTCTTTTCGGCCTTCTTCTCGACGGTCAGCTTCTGCCCGTCGGCCGTGACCAGGGTGACCGTGGTCTCCGTTTCGGTAAAGGCCAGCACGTCTTTGGGTTGCAACGGCCGCTCGTAGGGCTCGTAGGCCGTCATCTTCCGGCCGTCCTTGTCGATCTTTTTGACCTTGCTGCCGCGAAACTTCAGCCCGACCAGATGTGCCTTGTCGATTTGCTCTGTCATGTCGTCCTCCTCGTGGGTTGATAATAGGGTTGCCGCCGACCCCGGTCCTTGCCCCTGTGGGGCCCAAATTTTGTTTATAAACGGCCTGTCAAGGATTTTAGGTACCTTTGCCCGCCTTCGGCTTTATCTGCCCCTGTTCGAACTTTCCGACCAGGGGCTCTTCGAGCCCGGTGCGCTGTCCTCTTTGGGCGATCACTTCGCCCCGTTCGTTGAAGATGGGAAGCTTGTCCCGCCCCCAGACATCCATATACGGCACATGGTCGCAGCCGCAGCGGATGACCTCGGACGCCGGCGCCTTCGGATCACGGGGGTGCATGATCGAAAGCGACCCGAGCAGAAAGGGTTTGTCCACCGGCTGCACCTGGCCGTGCAGCGCCAGATGGTTTTTCCTCGGCTGCTTCGGGTGCCCGGCGTGCCACCACTGTTTCTTCAGATCGGGGACGCTCTGCGTCGCCTGCGCCATGCCGGTCTGGGTTGCCTGGGAAAAGGTGCGCCCCATCTCGGTACCGGTGATGACCCAGGCGCGCTCTTCGATGCTCTTGAAAACGCCGGGCGAATCGAGACTGCCGGCAATGGCGCTCATCACCTGCTGCGGGCTCTTCTGCCCGAGGATGCCGAGGGAGAGCTCGCCGCGAATCCGGCCGAAGGCGTCGGCCGTCAGATTCGAGATTTTGTGAAAGCTGTAGTCCTTGAGCGTCTGCAGCACGCTCGTCGGGATGTGGCCGTAGCCGAGGACCAGGCCGCTCCCCTTGGTCGCCTCGGGGAGAAGATCGGCGCCGCCTTCCCAGGTGGCGTCCAGCAGGCTCCCCAGCTCGCGCCCGGCCAGGCTCTCGAACTGCGCCAGGTGCCCCTCGATCGAGTCGAGGTTTTGCCGCAGGTGGTAGGCGGTGTAGCTGTCGCCGGTCACGCCCTGCAGCTCGCCGAGGATCTGGGCGCGCACCTCGATCAAGATCGACTTGACCGCTTCCTGCCCACCAAGGATCTTCTTGTCCTTGGCGGCCAGCAGGCGCACCAGGTTGGCTGTGACGTTGACCGCCATCTATTCCGCCCCCTCCTCAGGTTTCTCTTCCTTCTTCCCTTTGGCCTTTTTGTCCTTGTAGTCCCGATATTCCGGATCGGTGTCCATGGTGTCGGGGTCGAACTCGTAGCCGATCAGGGCCAGGACGAAGGCGAAGACCTTGGTGGCATTCTCCGGGTCGATCCATTGCTGCGCCGAGGCGGCCACCAGGGAGGTGACGATATCGCGGACGGCACTCGACACCTTGGCCATGTCCTTTTCCTTGGTTTCGGGCTTCTGCGCCGCGAAATCAAAGGGGTCCTCGTCGCGTTCGACGTGCAGGTTGGACGCCTCGAGGGCGCTGGCCACCACGTAAGTGAAGATCGTTTCGAGGATGTGCTTCACCAGGTTCTGCCGGTCGTCGATCATGGCGTAGAACGGGGCGTCCATCTCGCCGGCCGTGGCCCGGTTGACGTCGCCGCCGCCGCCGTAGAAGTGCTCGGGGATGCTCTTGTTGCCGAGGATGTGGTTGCGGAAGAGCCGCGCGCCGGCCGACACGTCGAGGGCCTTGAGGTCGGGGGCAACCGCCTCCCATTTCACCTTGTGGTTGTGGTAGCGGGTGGCCCCTGGCTTGGGGGTCGGGTTGTCCTTGGCGTAGGCCTCGATAGCCTTGGGATCGGCGTCGGTCAGGGTGACGTCCCACATGAAGGCGTTCATTTGGGATGTCTTTTCGGAGTAGCCGAAGACGAAGCGCTCGTACTCGTCGATCCAGTCGGCGATGGGAAAGAGATCCGAGGTCCCCAGGGGATCGTTGCTGATGTTGTTGATCGAGAAGAGAAAGCACTCGCCGTCATTCCAGTTTTCGCGGAGCTGCCGGGCCTCGTTGGAGACGACGGTGTCGGTCTCGCCGGTGAGAATGGTGCGCAGGATGCGGGTGCGGGTCGTATCCGAGTGATGCTGCACCTTGACGCCGATGACGATCTCGACGTTCTCCGGGTCGGTGTAGACCTCGACGATCAGCGCCGGGTCGATGGAGCCGAGGCGCACCCGGCCGGTCTGCTCGGCCTTGAAGACGGGCCAGACCTGGACGCCGAACATGAACAGCTCGCGCACCATGCGCTTGAGCCGGATGTCCATGCGGTTGACCGGATCGAACCAGAAGCCGTCGAGCAGGTTGTTCACGGCCTCCGGGCCGGCGGTGTAAGTGAAGCCCTTGCCGACCACGAAACTGGCGAGGGTCTCGATGATCCAGTTGCCCAGGGGGTTGGTCTTCCAGATCCAGTAGCAGATTTCCACCTGCCGCGCCCAGGTCGCCACTGGCAGTTCGCGGTTGGCGTTGCCCGACAGGCGCCGCCACCCGGCCTCGTCGAGGCTGCTGCCGGCGGCCTGCATGCGGGTCTCGACCTGGCGAACGATCTCGGCGCCAAAGAGCTTGTCCGTCAAAAACGACTTGATGCCCATCAGGCGTGTCTCCTGTTGAAAATGCGGCCAAGGCGGCCGGTGATTCCTTCGGCCCGCTCGGGGCGGTAGGTGTCGGTGTCGGGGTCGCTGGAGATGCCAGCAGCGGTGAAGCAGCCGTTCTGCAGCTTGCTGATTGCCATCTCCGTGGCGTCCGGACCATCGTCGTGAACGGCGGGTGTCAGGATGTAGACGAACTGGTCCTTGAGCAGGATCTGGTCGCTGTGCCCCTTGATGAACCTCATCTTGCCGAACTCCCACAGGTAGGCGCAGGTGCCGACGATGCGCGCCTCCTTGTTGGTCGAGTGGTTCACGGGGGACCACGGCAGATAGGAGCCGACGTCCTTGGCGTAATTGGCGATCGCCTCGTGAAGGAAATCCTTGAGCATGTTCTCTTCTACCTCGACGCACTCCGAGCCGTACTCGGCCCGCTGGGCGTAGGCGGCAGCGAACATCTCGCCGATCGCTCTCTTTTTCAGCCAGGCATGGCGGCAGTAGAAGGTCATCGTTGCCCGGTCGAGACTCCAGGTGACCACCGCCCGATAGTCGTTGTTCTCGCCGGCCTTGGCGCTGGGGTCGAGGGCGGTGACGGTGATCAACTCCTTGCCCGCGAGCTCGGAGGGCTCGTAATACTGGGCTTGTTCGTCGGGGAAGGGGGAGCCGTCAACCGCCACCTTGTTGCGCATCTCGCGGTTGAAGTCGAAGGTGCCCATGTCGTGTTTTTTCTTCAGCAGGCGCTCCATCGACCAGTTCGCCGGCCACAGCGGCCGCTCATGGGGCGTCCCCTCATCGAGAATGGCGTCATAGACCCGGGAAAAGTACAACGGTCCGCCGACCTCCTCATCGGTCAGGGCGATTAGCTGGGAGATCGCCGAGCGGGGGTGAAAAAGGTTGCCAACCATCAGCGCCTTGTACCCCTTGCCCATCGAGCCGATGACCGAGCCGCGGATCCAACTGATCATCCGTTTGACCAGGCGCGGGTTCTCGACGTTGTCGTCGTTTTCCATGTCGTCAAAGCGGGCGTAGTCGGGGCGGTGCGGCCCGTTCTTCAAACCGCGAATCTTGTCCCTGCGGCCACGGGCCAGATACCAGATGCCGTTTTTGGTTTTGAAGTCGTCGTCGCTCCAGTGCTTGGTGCGCAGGTCGCCGAAGTCATGACGGATGCGGACGTTCTCTTCCAGCTCCAGCTTGACCGCGACCGTGAAGCCCTGCGCCTGTTCATGCGTGTCCGAGAACTGAAGGCCGAACTTGATCAGGCTGTGGCAGATGACGTGCAGCGGGTCGCCGAAAGAGAAGAACGTCGATTTGGCGTGCTCGCGGGGGGCGCCGACCAGGGCGAACTGATCTTGAAGTCCGGCGATCTCCGCCCATTCGTCGTGAAACTCACCGAAGGCCGAGGTGAAATAATGCGGTAGATAGGTCTGCATGTAATAGAGCTTGTCCCACAGCGACCGGGCGATGCGCTCTTTTTTCTTGGCCGGCGTGTCATTCTCGAAGGGGCTGACGGCCTCCTTGATGAACGCGCGAAGTTCCGCGACCTGCTTGTCGTATTGCCCCTCGCTGAGCAGGGGGCGCTTACGCATTGCCATTGCAGCCCGCCTTGAATGCCTGGGTTAAGGAGTCGAAGCTTTCGGCCAGCACCTTGAGGCCCTCCGGATCGTTCTCGCTCAACCAGCCGATGATGAACTGGAGGTTATCGAGGAAGACCTGCGGCTTGTCGTAGGCCGGGGCACTTTCTGCCTGTTCCCAGCGCTGCACCAGGGTGCCGAGCTTGGTGATGGCATCCAAGGAGACTGCCGACATCTCCCCGGCGCGTGACTCTTCGAGGGCGGTCAACTCGCGGTCGAAGAGATCGCGCAGCCGTTGCACGTTGCTGCGCTTGAGTTTGCGGGCCTTATCCCAATCGTCGAGATCATCGTTAGGGCGTTTGCTTTCGGCCTTCCAGGCGGAGAGCGTCTGGCGGGAAACATCGAGGGTCAGCTCGATCTCACTCAGGCTCCGGCCTTCGCCATAGAGACGGAAGGCAAAGTCATAAAGTTTGGCCTTGGCGCCCTTCTCGGCCATCAGTTCCCCCCGAATTCGGTGACGACCAGGTTGAGCAGGCCATCGACCAGAAAGATGAGCAGATAGACGGCCGGTACCGCGCCGATCAGCAGCCACAGCATCAGCGCAACTCCTTCTGCAAGCGGGCGATCTGCCCCTGCAGCGCCGCCAGCTCGCCCATGGTGATGACCAGGTCATCCATCTGCTGGGCCGCCTGGGCCGTGTCGATCTCCTCGACGTCGATTAAGGCGGTGAGCAGACCGGCGCGGATCGCCGTGCACAGCCCCTCTGCCTTGAGGCGCAGGCGGTGGCGGGTGTCCTGGGCTTCGGCCAGTTTCCCGCGCATGGCGGCTCGCTCCAGACTCATCAGCTTTTTCCTTTCCGCACCACCGGACAAAAATGGTTGTTATCGATCTTCTGGACCAGCCCCTCGAGGGTGCGGGTCGACAGGGTGATGATGCTCGTCAGGTCGGCGGCCAGGCGCTCGTAGCCCTTGACCAGGAGGACGTTGTCTTCATAGAAACGGGCGATGCGTTGGACGTCCTCGCGGTACCGTTCAAGGACTTCGTGCAGCTCCTTTTTGTGCTCCTGCATCATCCGGTCGGTACGCCGCTGATCGACGTACCAGAAGACGACGGCCATGCCGGGAAGCCCGAGGGAGCTGACGATCAGCGCAATAAATGAGATGGAAACTCCCTCGAGCACCCCTTACCTCCCGAGTCCGGTCGCACTGTCCGCCTTGGCCGCCGCTTCCTCGATCATGCTGTCCAGGATCCGGTCCAGCTTGGCCCGGTCGGATTCCAGCTCGCTGCCGAAGGAGGCGAAGATATCGGGAGCGATGGGCGGAGGTACCGCCGTGGAGCGCTGCGCCCGGATCTCGGCGCTCTGGTTGATCCAGCCGAGGACGGTGGCCACCTGCACCACGGCCTCTTGCGGGGACTTGACCCCCTGCCTGGCCAGAGAGTCGGTGGTCTCGGCGGCGATGGCGGTGATGAGCACCCGCAGCAGTTCTTCTTCTTCGGGGGTGAGGGCCTGCCAGGGGATCATTTCGAGGATGTAGGGTTGGAGATTGCCGAGAGTGACCAGATCGCCCTTCTGCAGGGCGCGGATCGCCTCGGCGGAGATCCGCCGGGCCGGTTCGACCCAGGCGGGGTGCTGATCGAGCACCCGCCCGGCGGCGGTGCGAATCGCCAGCTCGGTCAGGACCGGCTTTTGCTTCAGGGCGTTGAAGGCGCAGCCGCCCAGCAACGGCGCTACCGTGACGCTGGCGACAGCCAGCGCGAGGAGGCAGCCGACACCCGTGATTTTGATCTTGCTCCAGTCGAGGGGCTGTTTCGTGATCGTCCGCAGCCCGAGGTTGCCGGCGGCCAGGAGCAGGGTCTGGGCCTCCAGGGGGATGACGTAGCCGGTCTGCGACTGCACGGCCATGGCGATAATCGCCAGCAGATTGGTCCACAGGGTTTTGCTCCACAGGGGGCTCTTGGTGCTGAACATGGCGTCTCCTTTTCAGATGGCGGCCGCGGCCGCGGTGATCATGGTCCCTTGCGGGTTTTTGTTGTGCCAGAAGGCCGGGCCGCCGAAGAGATGGACCGCCTCGTAATAGATGCGGGCCCTGCGGCGCCGAAGGCGGCGCAGCAGCCAGGGACCGCCGGCGGCGTCGACCAGCCGGAGCAGGTTGTTCAAAAAGGTGCGGTCGGCTTCCTCCTTGTCGGCGATGCTCTCGCCGGCGGTGTACATCCAATCGTGGATGTTGCAGGCCGCCGTCACGTCGAGGCCGTAGATCGTCTCGGGAACCAGGGCGCCCTTCCAGCCGCCGGTACCGCAGCCGTTGACGACCAGGCGGCGCACCACGGTTGCGGCATTGACGTAGGCGGCCGGGGCGTAGAGGAGCGCGGCGCCTGCTGGGAGGGGCTTCAACATGCCGCCCCCGGATGGCTCTTGCGGATGTCGTCGATGCGGGCGTGCGCCTGATCCTTGAGGGTGCGGTGCCAGGCGAGGATGCCGGCGGCGATAGCCAGGGCCATGTGTACCTGGGTGGCCGTGGACTGGAGCCAGGCGCGCTCTTCGGCGTTACTGACAAACCCCATCTCCAGCAGAACGGCCGGGCCCAGGGTGCCGGTGAGCACCCGGAAGCGCGCCTCTTTGTCGAGGTCGCTGTCGGTGTAGTCGGTGCGCAGGCGCCGGTCGGGGAAGGCTTTGCTGACGGCGCGGAAGATCTCCGTGGCGGCCGGGTCGGCCGGGGAATCTCCGGGGGCGGTCCAGATCTCGATGCCCTTGGCGCGGGGATCGGCGGCGGCGTTGCAGTGCAGGCTGATAAAGAGGTCGCTGTCGAACTGGTGCTCGAGCATCACCCGTTCATCGAGGGAGAGCGTACGGTCGACGAGGCGAGTGACGATGACGGCAAAGCCCTGATTTTCGAGGATGTCGCGCAGGTGCAGCGCGACCGCCAGATTGATGCCGGCTTCGATGGGGGACTCCGGCGTGGCGCCGGGATCGGTCCCGCCGTGGCCCGGGTCGATCATGATGAGGGGGAGTTTGCGCATGGCGGCCTCGCGGGTTTTGTTAAGGTTGGCCCGGCGGGGGTCAGCCGCCGGGCCGGGACAGGAGGTCGAGGCGAAAAGCCTCTTTGCTGGACTGGAGAATATAGGTATTACGAGGGGATAGCGCGGTGGACTGGTGGCATCTGACAGTCAAAAGGCCCCTCCGGAAGAGGGGCCTTTTGTGTGGGGATGAGGTTATTGGGGCACTCTTAAATTCATGTGCCGAACAGATCGAGCTGATTGGGGTCGATGCCGTGATTGCGCTCGTAGGTGTTGTTGCGGATCAGGTATTCGACCAGCTCGTCGAACCGGACCCGGCGGGTCCGTTGCAGCATGTAGCTGTCGAGGCAGTCGGGGTAGCGCAGCTGATCCGTCCCGGGGTCCCGCTCGCAGCGGGCCAGCAGCCGCCAGTAGGTACTCTCGCTGCAGCCGAGGATGGCCTGCACCTCTCCGGGAGAGTAGCTGGCCTTCTTGTGCAGGCCGGAGGCTCTCAACATTCCTTCCAGTTTTTTTTCCGCCCGTTCCTTGACCATGGGAACGCCCCTCTGTTTATCGCTTGTAAACCTTGCCCATCAAATCCCGAAACTCCGCCGGTGCGTGACGGTGGATGTACTCCTCGATCTCCGGAGCGTGGCGCATCGTCCACCACTCCGGGCCGTGGGCCTTGACCATGCCGTTTTCGAACATCTTCTTGAGGGCCTCGATGGCCAGATACGCCTCCCGGGCGGTGCGCACCCGGCCGCCCTTGATGGCGAGGCGCTTCTCGAGAAAGAGCGCCAGCCCGTTTGCCACCCGCCAGCGGATCAACGAGGCGACGGCGTTGAGCTTGTCGATCTCGGCCGCACTGGCCAGGTGCACCACGTTTTTCCCCTGGGGCCGCTTCTTGGCCGGTCGCGGGTGGCGTGAGACCACCCGGAAACCCCGGGCCTTGAACTCCTCGAGGAGATCGTCCGCCTCGGCGGCACTCAGATCCTTGCTGCTGCCGGCGCCGAACATCTCCTGCAGCATGTCGCGGTAGGTGTCGTCATCGATCCCCAGCTCGCCCTTGGCTACGTGGATCAGCGTGACCTGGACCCTGGTGATCGGCGCTCCGTGCGTTTTCCGTTGACTCATGATCTGCCTTCCTTTTTTGCTTAAAAGTTGCCGAGATACTTCCCTGCCGCCTTCATTTCCTCGTTGTGCTCCGCCCGGGTTTTGCCGAAGTGTTTCTCCGCGCACCGCGCACAGAAGTAAAACCCGCAATAAAGGCATTTGTACGCATAAAAGATCGACATCACTCTTCCGCAGCCGGCACTGTAAGCCTTATCCGGATGCGGACCGCAACAGCGTATTTTAACCGGTTCGGCCTTGACCGCTTGCATGGCTTGCCTGAAGAGTCGGCCACGAACGCGGGAAAGAAGTCTGGATTTTTGCTCGGTCATTCATCTGCCCCATCTGCGTCATCTGCGGATATGGCATAAGGTTTCCGCTCCCGGAACTCCTCCTTTTTCCCCTTGTTCCACTGCTGCACCGGCCGGAAAAACCCGCACACCCGCGACCAGACCTCGGTCTTACCGTCGCACATCTTCGGCGTGTTCAACCCTTCACCCCCACCAACTCGTAGCCGTACACCCGCCGGCCGCGTTTCTTACCCAGGGCGTGCGTCCGAATCAGGATGTCATTCTTGCGCAGCGCCGCGATGTCCGAGTGCACGGCCTGCGACCGGGTGGCGCGGCGGATCGTCGCCGTGGTGCGGATCCCGCCCTGCTGCAGCACGGCCAGGGTGGCCTTGAGCTGCTCGCTGGTTTCGATGCTGCCGTAGTGCATCTCCTTGCGCTTTTCGGTCTCGCTCATCAGGTCCTCCTTCTTTAGAGTTTTGCGCGGATTGCGGCCATCGCCGACAGGGCGGCCGCGCGGTCGTCGGCGCTGGGGTCGGCCGCGAGTTTGTGCCGCTCGGGGCGACGCGGTAAATGGGCGATCACGGCGGAGGGCTCGGGCCATTCTTTCAAGCTGTTTTTGAGCAGCTCGCCGAAGGCTTCGGTCACCCGGCCGCGATCGACCTCGACGATGTTCACCCGGCGGCGGATCACCGTCTCGTACACCCCGGCGGTCATCTCGACGGCGTCGGTTCCGGGGGGCGCCAGGTGCGGCAGGGCGGTGAGCGCCGACAGCCCGTGCGCGATCTCGATCCGCAGCCAGTCGTCACCGGCCCAGGCGGCCAGCAGCTCGATGGCCTGGCGGCGCTTGCCTTTTGCTGCGGGCGCGGCCTGATCGGACCGATCCGTCAGATCCGACCGAGCGGGCTGATCGGTCGCCGCGACCGATTCCAGAACCTGTTTGAGATAGTTGTTGTTTTTTAGCGGCCGGGCGTCACCCCGTTCGCGCTTGGACCGCAGCGCCTCGACCGTTTGGCCCAACGCCGTCGCCAGGGCGCGCTGGTCGCCGGTGAGATCCATCACCTCGCGCGCCAGGCGCAGGGCCCGCTCCCAGGCAAGCGCCCGCGAGGCGCTGCGAAAGCACCCGAGGTACGCCGCCAGGGGACGCGCAAGCGGCCCCGCCTGCGCAAGCACACCCATCAGCTCACGTCCGGCGGCCGACTCCAGGGCGGCCTCGACGGGGAAGGCGGCAAAGCAGCAGGGGCAGGTCAGCTGCATCACTTCTTCTCCTTGGCCGCCGTGGCGCCGATGTGCTGCGGGGCGGTGTCAATTCCGGAGACGACGAGGATCAGGCTCGGCTGATGCTGGTGCGCCCGCCACCAGGCCAGCGGTACCCGCAAGGTGCCGAGGCCGGTGGCCAGCACGGCCACGTCATCGACGATGCGGGTGCAGCGCAACGTGTTGCATGCCTCGATGCGCTGGGGAAACAGGGGGGCGGACTTGGCCATGGGATCCTCGTCGTGTCTATGGTCAAAAAATCCCCGGGGGCCAGGAGGGGACACCCCCGGGGCAACTTGGCTGCATCATCAGGCCCGGGGCACCACCCCCGAGCGACGACTACCCCCCTGGGGGGGTGGTCGTTTCGCTTTTATTCCCACCAGAGGATGAAGCAATCCTCCGATTCATCGGCGGAGATATCGACCTCGTCGAGCGGGAGCAGTTCTTCTCCGGAGTCGATGGCCATGGGGAGATCTCCGTGATCGTCGACCAGGCGTTGCAGTTCTTTGATCAGTTCGCTTGCTTTCATCCCTTCACCTCCTCGATTTTCGTGACGTAGCCCCAGGCGTTGCACTGGGGACAAACCAGACGGTCAATGGTGTACTCCTGTCCGCTGGTTGATATTTTTCGGACCTGCTTGCGGTCGACCTGCCAGGTGTCGACCGAGCAGCCGGTGTCGCAGCGGCCGGTGACCTTGAAATAGGGTGGTTTCATCACGCCACCTTCCCATTGGGTACCGGAACCCCGTGTACGACCAACATTATTTCCCAGGCGTTCAAGCTCCCCTCGGCAAAAGCGCGATCCCGCTCGGTCGCCGCGGCCGCAACCTTCTTTTGCCAGTACCGCACATGGGCCTCGACGGCCAGCACGTCAAGCGGGACATTCCGGCTGATCCTGATGATTCGTTTCGGCATACACCCTCCTGTTCTCGACGAGTTTCACTGCTCGGGCGCCTTCGCGAATGGCCTGTTGCACCAGGTAGTCTTCGGCCAGGTCGCGGTTGGCGAACTCCTGAAAGCCGATGGTGACGCCCATGCGCTCGATCATCAGGCCACCTCCCGGAGGAGCTTTTCGCCCTCCTCGAGGAGGGCGCCGACGAACTTGTCGATGTCGTCGCCGATCGGCTTGATGTAGACCGCATCAGTGTCGGCGGTGATGGTGACGCCGATCATCTTGAGGGTGGCGGCCGGCAGCTGTTCGAGGCCGGTCTTGAGGCAGTATTCCTTCTTCTGCACCAACTGATCGGCGAGCTTCGGCACGACCTTGCGGATCAGGGCGATGGTGGTTTCTTCGTCCTCGATGACGATTTTCCCCTTTTCCTTTTTGAAGCCGACGCGGATCCCGGCGAAGGTGCGGGTCTTCGGCTTTTCGAAGAGAGGGGCCGCGCCCTCGACCTCGGCATAGAGGGCCTCGTGGGCAATGGTCAGATCGGCGGCGGCCTCCTTGATGGCAGGGAGGCGCTTGCGCTTGGTGCCCTCGATTTCGTCCTGGAGCTCCTGGACGAGGGCCAGCAGCGCGGCGCGCTTGTCGGCGAATTCACAGGTTGATTTTTCTATTTCGGCGAGGGTTGCCATGGGTCATTCCCTTTCTTCTCTGGGGCCGGGCCCGAAGATCTCGGGCTCTTCCGACCGGTTGATTTGCAGGAGAGCCATTGTCATCACGCCGATGACAGCCCCGGAACTTGCTGATGCCAGACACAAAATGATGGTCATCTATTCCCCCTTTTTCACAGCATCCCGGCCGCTTCGGCCTCGATGTCGACAATCCATTCTGGTTGACAACTGCGCAGCTCACCCAACAAGTACCGCGCCACCCGAGCCAGGCTCAGCAGATCGTCTGTCCTTGGTCCGGCCGTCGCGACGCGCCCGACGACGGTCAGGATGGCGTTGTCCAAATCGACCGGCTCGGAGCTTGGCGGCCGGTCGAACAGGGCGTCGATGGTGAGGCCCTGCTCCCGGACCCATGCCCTTACCTCGGGTGTTTCATCGACGAACTTCCGAACGCCCGAGCGGAACCGTTCGGAGTCCACCGGAAAGCGCCCCTTGCGCAGGGTCAGACTGATCTGAGTGGGGCTCCAGCCGATGGCCGACGCCAGGCTCTTCTGTGTGATGCCGCACGATTCAAGGCATTCTCTGAGTCGCAGCATGACCCCTTACCCCGCCGCCTTGACGGGCTCGGATACGCCGGAGCGGCGGCCGAGAACAGTCTGGAGAGCATCCCCGCCAGTGACCGGCGCCGCTTGTGTCTTGCGCGGCGCCTTCGGCAGCGGCGTTTGCGTGTTGCCGGCCATGGCCCTGACATCCGCCAGGGTCACCTGCTCGCGGCCTTCGGCCATGGCCAGGTTGATCAGCTCGACGGTCAGGGCCTGCAGCTCGAGGAAATTACGGGCCGAAGGGAGTTCGGAAAGGGTCTCCACGGCCTCGTCGACAAAGTGCTTGCCGAGCATCGACCGTACGTAGCCGGCGGCTTCTCCGGCGCTGAGGCCGTGCATGCGCACGCAGTCGGTGCGCAGCCGCACTTCGCTGACTCCGGCCCGGGCCATGGGATCGCTCTGCCCGACCAGCACCACGGTGAACAGTTCGCTCTCGCCCATCCACTGGATTTCGCGCAGCGTCTTGAGGCTTCGCAGGGTGCTTCCGTGCAGCCGGTGCGCCTCTTCGATGACCAGCACGATCTGCTGCTTTCGGCTGGCCTCTCCGACGATCCGCCGCACCTGGCGGCTGCGCGCTTCACCGCCCCGGCGGGGCGATTCGTCGGACAGGTCGAGGACCAGGGCGTTCTCGATGTCGCCGATACTGATTTTTTCTTTTTGTCCCCGGGTGACGGCGACCTGCCGCACCCCGAGTTTTTCCAGGGCGGCCCGGATCGCCGCGCTCTTGCCGATGCCGCGCTCGCCGCAGATGCTCACCATGGCCCGGCTCTCCACCGCCATGGTGAGAATGCGCCGCACCCGCAGGCCGTCTCCGGTCTCGAAGGCCGCCCCCTTAAAGGGGTCCCTGCGATAGCCCAGATTGACAAACGTCTCCAGCCTCGTCATACTCATCCCGTCACTCTCCTTTCCCTTTCGACCTGTACCTCGCCGGCCAGGTCGGCCACAAAACGCCGGGACAGGCGGTTATCGGTGATCAGAGCACCGACGCCTTCCCGGCTTTCTTTATCCAGCACAAATCCGCAAAGCTTTTGAAAATCCCGCATCGCTTCGCCCAGCGAGGCGTAGCTGTCGACAGCCAGAGGATCGTCCAACTGTCGCGGCGCCTTGACCCGTGTGGGGATCCGGCTGACCTTGGCAGAGGCGACGGGCTTCTCGACATAGAGGGTGTTGTGCATTCCGTCGAGCAGGGCGCCCGCCTTGGCGGCCTTTTGATAGGGGGCCTCTTTCTGGGTGCTGTATTCGCCGAGCTTGTTGGGCGCAAAATCCTCCACCTCGTACTTCTGCCCGGTCACCTGGTCGACCACCACCATCTTGTTTTCGAACACGCCCTGATAGACGTAAACCCAGGCGTCGTGCAGCCCCTTGACCTCGTAGAGCACGTTGTCGAGGCTGAACACCCCGGCCTGATCGAGCTTGCGCGCCCAGCGGCGCACCACCGTGCGGATGGCGTTTTCAGGCAGCGCCACGGCGCCGCCGAGCAGGCTGATCTTTCGCCAGGCGTCGATGCGGTTGACCGTGCGCTCGAAGCGATGGCGGCGATTGTTGAGTTCCTGCTGATAGATAAAAAACCGCCGATTGAGTTCGCCCAGGGTGATCTCGAACTTTTTCCAGTCGGTTTCGACGAAAAAGGGGAGCTCGAAGCGCTGCCACATGGTGCGCCAGGGGCGCTCGATCTTGCCGTGAGACTCCTTGTTCAGGGGGGTCGAGGGGTCGATGTCGACGCCGAGGCGGCCGAACCACTCGGGCGCGCCCTCGCTGCTCATCATCGGGCCCTTGTCCCCTTTGATCTTTTCGGGAATACCGAAAAGTTCCTTGTCGTCGTTTTTGCTCCAGGCCCAGGAGAGAAAATCCATATTGTCGCCGGCGCTCTCGCCGCAGGCCGCCACGTAGCGGGCCACGTGCACGCCACTGTGATCGTCGGTGAGGCCGTACACCCAGGGGCGCAGGCCATCCACCGGGATCGGTTTATTCTTGTAGTCCTTCATCCCCTTGTGCAGCTTGAGCACGAATTCGCCGTCCGGAAGCCGCTTGGCGATGTAGAAACAACTGGAGGTCGAACCGTCGACGTGGTGGAGCTGGTTGGGACGCTCGGCCTGGAATCGGCTGATGCGGCGCGTGGTGCGCAGGTCGCAGACGTCGCGAATGACCCGATCCCAGGTGGCCGAATGCACTTCGGCGTGCGCTGCGGGGAGTTGCCCGTTGGCCAGGGCCAGCTTCACCGCCTGCTCGGTCGTGATCTTGCCGCGGTGCTCGGGCGGGCGGCACTTGATGGCGGCGATGACCCGGGCTGAATCCTCGATTCCCTCGATCTTGCGCTCGGCCTTGCGCTCGCGGCTCCTCGGCAGGGCGCGGTAGAGCGTCGCTTCCGAGACGCCGAGGCGGCCGGCCCAATTGAATATCACCATCGTCTTGTGCCCCTGGGGGGCGCTGCGCCAGTCGGAAAGGACCATGGTCAGCACCGCCGGTTCGATCGCCTTGGCCATGATTCTCACGCCTCGTAAAGGTTGACGTTCTCTTCCCACTGGCGCCGCAGATGGTTGATCAGCACCTCGGCGCCGCTGATGAACCCTTCGACCTGGCCGAGCACAACCGGATCGTCGAGCGCCCGCTCGTCGATGATCACCCTTCCGCACATGGCCGCGAGATGCGCCACCGCGTCATGGATTTCCTTGAGCTGCTGGGCGCACCAGGTGTGATCCTTGTCTTCGGGGTCGAAGGCCTTGAGGCGCTTGATCTCCTTGACCAGGGCGTCGCGTTCGACCTTGAGTCCGCGCGTTTCCTCCTTGACCACCGACGCCACGTCCTTCTCCAGTTTCTCGACCCGCTGGGTGAGCTGGGTTTTGCTTTCGATGATCTTCTCGATCGCCGCCTGCAGCTCGTCGGCGTGATCGCCGTCCATGGGGATCCGCTCCTCGCCGACCGTCACCGCCTCGGCATCGATGGTGACTACGCCATCGTGGGCTAGTTGGCGGAGTTTACGGAGATCTCGGTAGCCGACACCTAAACCGCAAACGGTTTGCAGAAATTTTTCCCCAAGCGCCGACAGGTTTTTTAGTTGGTCTTCAATGTGCTGACGAGAGAAACCTATTGATTTACAAAAGTTTTCCCATGTTCCAATTTCCTTATATGCCTTGGTTTCCTGCATTTGCTTTATCCAAAGCAAGGAACTGATATTTGCAAATTCCGCAAACATGTTTGCGGTTTTTATCTGGCCGATAGCTTGATGGTACTCGGCGATCAGCCGTTCTCGATCGGTCTGTTCAGCCTGTTCTGCCTGCTTCGCGTCCCGCTCAGCCTGGAGCGTCCCCATGTCCATGGCGAGCCCCCGGCTCTGCCGGTTATTGACCTCGACCAGGCCGTCCAGACACTGTTCGAGGCGGGACGCCAGCGCCCGGAGTTTGACTTTGTTTGCGGGCTGCTCTTTGACGAATTCGATGGCCGCCTGCACGGTGGCAGAGTTGGCCTCCTTGAGGCATTGTTTGAAGTTGCCGTCGCTGGGCGGGGTGTTGACCAGCCAGTCCAGAATTTCTTGGTTAATGTCGCTCATGTCATGCCTCCAGTGCTGTCAGGTCACGCTGCAAGGTGTTGATCTTATGTTCTATCCCCAATTTGTAGGCCGCATACATCCCGGGGATCCGGGAGCCCGGCTCGAAGCAGTTGCCGACCTGCTTGACCCACTTGCGATCCAGCGCCGAGAACAGGTAGCACCGTACGGTACCGGACGGCTCGCCGAGGCCGGTGGCGATTTCGGGCAGGGTCAACGGCTCGGGTTGGGCGAAAAGAAACTCCATCAAGTCGATCATTTTTTCAGCTGCGCCGATGCGCTTGTCCGTCGTTTTGGCCACTGCCTACCTCCTGTCGCCGCATCACCGCGGCAAATAACATGATCAATCCCACCCCGACCAGGTTCGGCCCGGGAAACAGCGGCCCTTCCGATCCCGCCAGGGCCAGCCCCGCAAAGAGCACCGATGCCATCACCCAGCGCATTTGCCCGCCTTCGTCCATTCGGTGGCCCATTGCAGCTGGGTGTCCACCTGGATGACGCACGGACAAGAGGGGCAGGTGCAGCGCACGGCTGCGACCAGCTGATTTTCCTTCTTTTCGGGGGTCAGCCAGATAAACCGCGCCCGGGTGGTCATCGGGGTCTGGCAATCCGGGCAGATCACCGCGCCGTCTTCGTCCAACAGGGCCGCGACCTCTTCTTTCATCCACATTCTGCTCATGATCGACCTCCTTCCATCTCACGTAGGAAACACTCTCTCTTCTTCCGCTCGCGGGCCGCCGCCTGTTCTTCTTCCCGCAGCTTCTGAATCTCGGCCCGTAGCGCCTCGGGCCCCGGCAACGTGAAGAGCCCCGCCGCCTCGGCCAGAATCTCCATCGGCCGCCGCGATCCCGTTGCCCTGCAGAAGGCCGGCAAGCGGCTTCCCCAGAGCTGGTGGCGGGTTTTGCTCTCGGCCGTCCAGCTGTAGATCATTTCGGCAGTGATCGTCTCGCCGAGCAGGTGGCTCATCTCCCCGGCGACCTGGTGGATCGACAACGGACACCCCTTGATCGCCTCAGACAGCGACCGCCGCAACTGCGCCTCAATGCACAGGCTCCCCTGGTCGGCCGCGGACTCGGCCATCTCCTGCGCCCGCTGGATCAAATCCAGGAGCGAAAGCTGGGCACTGTCTGATTTTGCAGGCCTTTTAGCCATTGCTAATTGCTTTCCTCTTTGCTACCCTCGGTTTTAACCCTCAACCGGCTAAAACTCTTCATGTCGGCACGCAGCGGCTTGCGTTTCTTGTCGTAACGCGACGGCCAAATATCCGAGGGATGCACTCCGATCAGATCGGCCACGATCTGCTCCATTACCGGCCATGGCTTCCACATCACCATGTTTGGCCCGTTTGGCGCGTAATCGTAATCGCGGGCGATCCGGGCGAAGGTCCAACCCTTCTTCGCCAGGGCGCACTTGATATCGGCCGTATGCCAGTCGGTTCTTTCCGGTTTTTTATGAGCAGCGTTCATAGGTCAATCCTTTTCATTGTCGTTATCGTCGTCATCGAACCCGTCTTCGTCGCAGAAAATGATGTAGCAATAGATCCAATCAACGGTATATCCGGCAAGAAAGCCGGCCAGGTAAATATAGGGATCAGCAGAGACCCCCAACACAGGCCGCAGGGTCATAGCGAAAAAGAAAAGAGCAAACGCCGGATAAACAATCTGGAGAATTTTTTTCATGAGGGCTGTTTTCCTTTGGCTTAGCCGGAATAAAGATTTTCTGCTTGCACTTGCCGGCTTCCTGCTTGTGGCCGGTCCCGCCGCCATTAAGGGCTGGCGGTGGTGGCGCCTGAAAAGACTCAAACCTTATGGCGTCACTTCCGACCCTCCTGATCACCGGCGCCGCGTTCTCGGGCGATACTGGTAGCGGCGCTAGCCCTCTCTTTTTTTTGACTGTCTGTGTTTGAATCTTCAACTAGACAGTCAGAGACTACTTCAAAACGTAGGCATGGTCAAGGATAAAATTGCGAAACGTAGTCATTAACACATCCGAGATTTATGAGCGTCTCAAGAAGGTCCTAAATCTTCGAAATGACGCCGAATTGGCCCGTGTATTGAAAGAGCCACCGAAGAAACTCGCCGTATGGAAAACGAGAAATACCGTCCCATACGAGATTTTGGTTTCATTCTGCGGGACAAAAGGACTACGTCTTGAGTGGGTGTTGACGGGCGAGGGCGAAGAATTTGAGACTGTGGGGGGTATAATCCAAACGGCCACGGGCAACGGTCACGTCCAGGTCGGGGGAAAAATCGAGACTGGAGCCGGCGCTAGAATCGGCGGGGTTCATATAGGGCGGGAAGTGATCACGGTGGAGGAAGGCCAGGCGATCTGGCAATCGAATGATCGCGACCTGGTCGAACTGATCGCGCTACTCAGGGACTACGGTACACCGAAGATGCTCGCCGAGCTGCGCGACAAACTATTGCAGGTCAAGAAGGCTGTGGAGGGGGGATGATGAGGGTTGTAGGTTTAGCGGCATTTATATGCTTGCTTCTTTTGGGTTGCAATGATCCGAAAATGGATCGTCTTTTTCCAAAAGCTCAACTGGTCGGCAGGGCTGAAAATTTAACGGTCGAAATAGATAAACCCAAAACGGGGAAAATGGTACAGGGAGGGATGTTTATTAACGTAAATGTCCTTTTGCCGCCCGACGTAAAAAATGAGCAGATCCGGCCGACTGAACTTTACGTTCTTAAAAAATTAAAAGAAAAATATCCAGAATGCGAGTGGTTCCGCATTAGATTTTCCGACGATTCGCGAATGCTTGAGGCTGGTCACTGTCTCGGTCGAGTTGAATACAGAGAAGGGAAATTGGAACTGTACGGCGGAGTCATTACTGAAAAAGATATCAACGAATCCGGCGATAAAATTTGGCCACCAACAGAAGCAGACAAGCGCATCGCCTACGAGTTTCACACCATTAACCGACTATATGAGCAAAATCGTTCCATTAAAATCCGTGAGCTACAGTCGGCCGGCAGGTGGGCCGAAGTAAGCGACCTGGGTCCGATAGACCCAGTTACCGATTCAGTCGTATTCTCCCAAGTGGCCAAAAATCTAGGTCTCACCGTTGAGGAGGTTTCAAAGCGGGTCGGGAATGTTTACAAATGCTATATGATGACTGAATTCCGAAAATTATAA